CTAAAGAAGATGTAAGGCGGTCTTGTTAAATTGATAAGCCTTAAGAAATCTATTAGGTCGAATAAGCGGATCATAGTTTTGATTATCAACACAGACGCTAGTGCCAGCCAATTTGTAGCCATTTTTTAACGTAATTGTGCAGATAGTCAGTAAACCTTGATGTACATACTCAACGTCATCCACTAATTCTGTTAAATATTCAATGGTAAGTTTATTCATTGCTTATCCTTTTTTAAAAATCACTGCCAAATCATTAGGACTAAATCGCCATCCGTCTTGGTTACCTTGATTTAATGCGTTATAGCACCATTCAGAACAAAAATATTTCGACCGTTTTTGCTTGATACCAAGGACTATACCGATGGCACCCCACCAGTCGTATTTCATGCCTTTTGTCCAGTCGAAATAATTCACAATTTGATTTGGATCTACGTTGCGTAGTTCGATTAAATCCCATTTGCCGTTCATGACGTCAATTTCTTTACGACGAACACCACCATCTTGTACAGATGATGAAAAACACTGGTATATCGTTTCGTATTCGTAGTGATGACCGGTAGTGAAGTTAATCTGTTCAATAACCAGCTCACAATGGGAGTATTTACCTTTTGTTAGAAAGCGCGTTACTGCGTCCGCCATTGCTTTAAGCGGTTCTTTAAGAAAAGAACGTTTGTGTTTATAAAGTGCTAAATAAACCTTATCAGCCATTGTTGTAAGCCTCCATTAGTTCGTCCATTTGTTTGATGATGTCATCGCGAATCGCTTGTAATTGTTCAAGCGTTAAGTTAGGGTGTTTTAACTCGTATTTACGCATACGCAATGCCGCCAGGTGGTCTTGTAGCTTTTGTAATCCTGCGGCCTGTTGCAATATAATGTCTGTTGCGGTTTTGTTGTCTACACCTGCCGGTGTGGCAAAACTGGTGATATAAATGCTCGGTTCACCTTTGTAACCGCTCGCTTTAAACACTTCTGCCGCTTCTTTGCGGGCTTTATATTCCGCTTCAAAACGTGTCCATACGCTGTAAATCGTTTCGGCTTTTTTATCGATTTCATCGATTAGTTGTACGCGCTTTTCTTCTAAAAGTGCGGTTAGTTTTTCGGGTGAAATTACCCATGCTTTACCATCCCATTCGCAAAGCTCGCTTTCCGGTGGAATAGCAGTATAACCTTCTGGAATTGCACCGAATTCACTAATCACTAACGGTAGTTTAGTTACTGTTGAATAAAATGTTTCACCAATATGGTTTTCAATATATTCCCATTCCCCCCCTGTCCATTTTGCGATAAAACCTTTCTTATCTTTTGGTGGCTCAACATCAATAGTGCCGGCAGGCATTAAATAAATTCCATCATCCGCCTCCACAGGAGATAAGTCTGCTGAGGTTTGTCCTACATAAATATTTTGTTCATTAAGCTGACATACTTGTTTTGTAAGTGCATAAGTCATAATCTACCCTTAGTATTTAATACAAGCCAATAGTGCAATGTTACGAGGACGACTACCACCTGCAAAATGTCCATTAACATTTATTGATTTACTAACAACATCTTTAATTGATTGCCACCCTCTATCTCTCTGCCAAGATGTCCAAATTTGACGAGCATTAGGGTAATCATTTGGGTTTATAACGTCACCTCCAACGCTATTGATAAGTTCATTTTTATTTGCATAATATTCAGCTATTGCAAGAGCATGTATTCCCGATGAGTCGTTTGCATCAGACACAACTAAACTTGCTTTTTGCCAACTACCCAGTGAGCGGGCGGTATCAGCATTGCGTCCATCATCTAGCCCACGAATAAACTCTCCTCGCATATCAGGCAGATTAAATGTTGTTTTTCCATCGCCTGCACCAAAAGTTGTACCAATTGAGGCAAATAGTTCTGCATAAGCAGTACGTGACACAGCGGCTCCATTTGCTTTAAGCCATCCTGTTGGAGGATTAGCTCGTGCAAAAAATGCAACCTCTCCAACAAATTGTTTACTTAATTCTCCTAGGGCAAACTCGCTAACAACCTTATTTGTATCCACCCCATTTAATATATGGGATATATTTTCGCGATCTATTTTTTGTTGCAAATGTTGAGACAAATATCCAGCATCTAAGCTACCAACATTCGTTATTTCACCATGAGATTTAATCCAGAACTTAACTTCGTCAAATGCATTAATCGCTTTAATACAGAGTTTCATTACAATTGACTTTGGTCTTGTCTCCTCTCCGCCCGTAGCCATTTTGCTATCAAGCCTTGGAGTGATCCAACCGTTATCACGCCATTCATTATCACCATATGTAGATGTTAGTCCTGCATCAAGAAGGTCATTATCATTTGTATATCCCACAACCTCTGCTGATTGGTGGTTTGGATGATGAGAGAATACTTTGTGAATGTGTCTCTTTAATTCGTCTTCTTGTGTTTGTCCAACCTGTAGTCCATTACCTGAACCGCGTATGAACCTATTTTCAGCTTTGGGAACTGCGGAAATTGAACCATACTTTTTAATTAAGTATTGATATAGCTCAGGGTAGCGTTGCTGTGTGACTTGTGCGCTAATATCATCAAACGCAATCCACCCCGCAGGGATTGCATCTACTGCAAAATAAGCGGTCATCCCAACATCACTACGAGTGAGGTCAGGTAATTTATTGGTGTTACCTAAGAGCCGATATAAATCGGGATATACTTGCTGACCAAATGTAGAACCGTCAGCTTTTAAAAATCCATTTGGATTTTTCACGGAGCTAGGGAACGCAACGATGGAGCCAATAGGCAAGCCTTTTTTAGCAGCCTCACCGACAGCATATTCAGACGCAACTTTGTTTTTATCTGTGCCATCTGTTTTGTGAGATACTGGTAAAATACCAGGCTCGGTTTCTGTTGCCGGTTTTGCTGTCCATTTTTGGCTTACTGCTATTTGTACATTGGCAATAATTTGCGCCAGTTTTTTAGCTCCCTTAGCCGTAAACACCAAGCCTTCACTATCTAACCCGGTATCGCTAGTCGCTTGCCAGATGCCCTTTTGGGTGGTTGATCCTACCGGTAATTTATGACTATGACCGGATTCATCAGCTGTGCTTGTGCTGTTAGCAGTAAGGTCTTTCGGTGCGGATTTTTTACCAAATAGTTCTAATGCCTTTTTAAGCCATAATGTACGATTGGCGAGTTGTTTAATGGGTTTATTTGTAATGCCATTCTCACCGCCAAGCACAGGATCGTTTTCTTCAATCTGATATATTCCATCTTCCCATACATCTTTTTCTTTCAGGTTAGCCATAAAACATCCTTTAAATGAGATTTAAATCTAGTTTGAACCGTGGTTATAACTACCGTTATAACGGGCTTTGTTGTTGTAACGCACCGGCACGGCTTTATAGTCCAGCACGGCTAATGTGCAACGTGCCGGGGCAAAGTTGCGTAAGATTTTGCGTAGCTGTTGCGCTTGTTCATTGGTAATCGGTTGATTCAGCCGAATGGCGTAATAAGCCCATTTGTCACTCAGCGGTATGGTTTGCACAAATTTGTGTTCATAGGTCCGCGCTTTTAAGCCTTCGTCAATATCGATTTCGCCGAAGCCTAAGCGGCGAAATACTTCACGAATTGACCAAGGTGTGCCTTTGTAGCGGTGCAATTCGATGGCGACTTTGATTAAACTGCGTTTGGAATGGTCGTTTTCTGCTAAAAATGAGCCGTCGTAACCCGTCACACTCCATTTTTCGGCAAGAAGCTGGATAAATCCATCATCAAGCAGTTCGACTAAAGTCGTCATCACTTTGCTTTTATCCAACGCATTCATGCGCCCGCTTAAATCCGCCAAGGTTTTGTATTTGGTTTCACGCTCAATCACATCCGCATAAGTCAAATTAGCCATTGCTTCGCTCCGGTGCGACGTCGATATTGATTGCGGTGCAGTTTGCCCATTCAGTTTCACCCACGATAATTTTTGCCGGGGCAATCAGATTCACGTCATACACGCCCTCAACACGCAATGCGCTGACAATCGCAGACGGCACAACGTCAATGCCGAGTTTCTTGGTTTTATCGGATAAATACAGTTGAAGCGCATCACGGGCTTTGGCTTTCACAATGTCTTCGCGGTAGCCGTCGAGTAGCGTTAATGTGGCGTTGATTTGGTAGTCGCGTTTGGTCGGTGCAATCACTTCCACGGTGTCGCACAATGGGCGACGACGTTCCGGGCTAACATATTGTTTTACGTCATTTAACAAGCGACTGTCGGGCAAGCCTGTTTTTGTGAGCACGGTAATGCGCACTAAACCGCCGCGCGGATTGGACACATTCACATCGGCGATGTCCTGTGACACGGCGCGGGTGTGATAATCGTAAGCGGCAATGGAGCCACAACTGGTAAAGGCTTCCGGTGCGGCAAGAATCCGTTTGCGGTAGTCGTCATCTTCTTCACGCGTCAAACCACCGCTTGGCACATCAATATTGGTGATAGTGATTTCACCCGCAAAATTGACCGCACTTTTTAATATTTTCACGCGTCCAAGCTCCCAACCATTGCCGACCGTGCCGGCTTTATTGCAAGCGGCTTCGATTTCGACGTAAGAAATCAGCGGGGTGATTACATCATCATTAAGCGTAACGAATTCAATGTCATCGGTAACGGCAATGCGCGTGCCTTTCGGGATTAAAACGGAAGGGTGATCGCCTGTGATACTAAAACGTAAAATCGTGCGAGCCGGTTTATCCAATAAGCGATAACAACCAAAGGTTTCCCCGCATAAATCCAATGCTAAGCCCGTGGCATATTGCGGGAAAGTTTGGCGAAAGGCTTCGTTAATACCTTGGCGCGCTAGGCTCTCACGCAATGCATATACGTTGATAAGTAAACGTTCAATGTGTGCCGGTTGTAAGATTTTGCCGGTACGTTTTTCATACTGCGCAATAGCGTCGCGCAAAATGCTTTCTACGTTGTCATCAACGACTTTCACATCATATCTATTCATTGGGCGACCCTCGTTGAGTAAATTTCGCGATACACATCATCGGTAAGCGACCAATAGATGACAAATTCAAAGTGCGGAGCCATGCCGTCAACGTCCACTGAATCAATGTTGATGCGTTTTTCCCAACGTTGCAGAGCAAGTGTGATTTCCCGCACAATGTTGGGAATGGCAATGTCTTCCGGCTGGTCGATATATTGAAAGTGATCGGAGCCGAATTCAGGACGCAACACATCTGTTCCTTTCATCGTGGAAAGAATATGGTCAATGCACTGATGAATGTCATCAACGCCTTGCGCCGTCTGAGAATCAAGACTTGGTGCAAGTTGCCAGTGTGTTGTGAGGAGTGTGTTTTGTGTGTTCATAGCCTTGATGATACAAGGCTATGAAATGGCTGGATTTTAAACTGATTTAAAGAATTATGACTGTGCGGCGGAGGTCTGTTTGCCATCGCCTTGTTCAGTGTGCTTATGTTGTTTCAGACTGATATTGTCGGCTTTCACATCACCTCCCTTGGTTTCTAACGACCCGTTAATGGTTGCCGTTGCACCGGAGTCTCCGCCGTTACCTGTCATGCCTTTCATATAGGTTAAGGAGCCACTCACCAGCAGGTTGCCTGTGGTTTCGGTTTCCGGGCAATCAATGGTGACTTTCGAGGGCGACTTAATCAGTACATCACCCACGGCAGACACTTCGACGTTGCCACTTTTGCGGTCGTGCTTAATTACCGTACCGTTAGAAAATTTCTTCATCCAAATGTTACTGTCGCCCGTCGGCGTCGGGTCTTGCGTGTTGTAGATTGCGCCTAAGACGCAACCACCTTCACCTCGCGCATCGAGGAGTAATGCGACCAATTCCCCCTCGTCAGGCAAACAGTAAAACTGATTACTGCCTGCGTTGGGCGTGAGATACGAAAGCCACGCAGTTTCCAAATCTTCAAGCGCAGGAATTTTGCACCGCACTTTGTGGCTTGCCGGGTCAATGGCGGACACAATGCCTTCTTGATAGGTTGCACCAAAATTATGGGTGTTCATCATTTAGTTATTCCTGTTTCACGGCGTTGTTGCTTTGCCAAGGCGTAATCTTGAGCATTGGCTTGTAATAAGCGGTCATCCACATAACGCAAGTCAGGTTTGCCGTTGAGTGTATCCAATGGCTTCGCTTCGGTCAGCACGCCAGTGTTTTGCAAATCATCCGGAATAAATTCCAACATTCGCACTTCAAGGCTTGTCGTGTAACCTCCGCCCCGCACGATACTGTGACGCGAGGATTTAATCAGGTATTTACCGCTAAAAATGCCTAAATTACGCAACGCAAGCGTACTGCCCGCCACTAATTTCGGATTCCCGATCACCGTGATATTGCCCGCTGTCTGGTCGTCATTTTGTTCCGCTAGTGCGGCATCAGCACGTGCGTCAATTTGCTCTTGCGTTTCACCGCGTGTCACTACTTTTAACGTGTCGCCGCTTGCGCTTTGCGCCTGTTTCATGTTTTCGCGCAGTGCCTTGGCTTTCTTGCGTTTTTTAATAACTTTTTTGCCGTTGGCGTCATAACCGCTGACATCCACTTCTTTTGCGGTGTCTTTGATTCTGTCGCGCAGGCTGATAGAAATTGTGTCTTGTTCTTCCAACGTCACCACCGCTTCGCTTTTGCCAAGTTCGTCTTTATCGGTAAACACTAACTGGTCGCCCACAATTTTGAAACTGTGGTGATATTCACGGGCAAGACGTGCCAAAAACTCTACGTCGCGTTCCTGATATTGTGTCGCGCGTTGCACCGGGATATGTTTAATCGTGCCCACAACTTTGAGCTTTAACCGCCCGGCGATAATACCGACGATTTGTTTCAGCGTAGTGTTTTCGTAGGCTTTCGGCTTTAACGTGCGGTTTGCTTTTGCAATACCGGTACTTAACGCTTTGATTTGAATATAGGACGGGTGGTAGTTGTATTCCACCTCGTCAATTTCAAACGCGCCGATGTCGGTGAGCTGTGCGCCTTTGTAGCCGATTGCCGCTTTGAGCTTATCGCCTTGGGTTGGATACCACTGCCGAATCCACTTACCGCTAATATCTTCAAAGGCAACCGTCAATTCGTCCGATTCGCCCTCCAGATTGTCGGTATACGTCAGCTCAAGCAAATGCGGTTCAATATCTGCCGTGATGTTGGTTTTTTCATACAGCATGGAGAAATCAGGCATTGGAACGTTATTCATCACCACCTCTTAGCCATGGCGGCATGGATTCGTTATTGGTCGGTTTAATGTCTAACACCGGAATATATACGGTCGCGCCGGTGGGCAATACTTCGCACAAACTGATGTGCGGGTTCGCGTTGATAATGCGTGCAAATTCCAGCGCATTGCCGTAGTAGTAATAGGCGAGGTTATCCCACCGTTCGCCTTGTTTTACGGTGTGCTTAAGTACGGTCTGCTGTGTCATGTGTCACGTCCTCATCTTCGCGTAAAACAATCCATGCCGTCATGGCGGCGACCGGTGCGGCGGCATTGTCAATGCGTTCGTTAATATTGCTTAACGCATTATCCGCAGGCTTAAACCAGTCGTCCCAGTTACTGCCGTTTGATTGACCGCCAAAGGTCAGGCTGTCTTTCATTACCATTAAATCCGAATAAATACCGTTGGCTTCTTGGCTGAACTCACTGATTGCCGGCAAGACATCACGAATTCCTTCGAACAATCCGGACATTCCGGTGAGTTCGCCGAAACTGCCCAATGCACCGTCCAAATTGCCTAATACGCCAGGCAAATAGGCTAATGCTGCCATCGGGTCATCGGCTAATTGGCGCACAACAGCGATAGTGTTTCTGACTTCATCAACGATTTGCCGCCCTTGATTAAACAGTTCCGCGCCTTTTTGCACGGTTTCTTTTACTTCGGACAAGGCTTTTACCGCACCTTCCGGTAAGATAGACCCTAATAGGGAATTACTGCCTAAATTCAGTGCCGCGCCCAATGGGTTGTCGTCCATGTCGCCAACAAACTCGCGCAGGCTAATATGCATTTCGCGTGCTAACGCATTGCCGAACTTGTCGGTAAACAACGTCGCGGAGGAAATATCGGTGATCACAAAATTGCCTTTGTATTTGCCGCGCCCAATAATCAAAGGCATGGCTTCCTGTTTAGCTTGTGCGGACAGCAAGGCTTGATACCGTTTTTCTACGCCACCGATTTTATGATGCAGACGAATGGCAAAAGAAAGCTCAGAGAGTTTTTCGCCCATAGCTTGCAAGCGCGGTTTGCCTTTAAGCACGGCGTGTTCGGCAAATTCTGCACTGTGGCTTTCGTTGAAATCTGTTAAATCAACGGGTTCAAACGCCACTTTCCCTAACATAAAATACATTAATAAGCTCTCCGTCGTTGTTGGTCTAACACGCGATTCAACATCATTTCAAACTCGCTAAAACTCATCTTTAAGCCCTGTTCAACTTGATTTAAAATGCCGTTTCTCTCGCCACCATTCACATTAATGGTTGGGTTAAAATGCACTACAATGCCTTGGGATTGTGCTGTTGCCGATGACATAACTTCTGTGCGGTTTAACGGCTGATAGTTTGTAAGTAACCCGGTGTTGTGTGAAACGCCGTTTAAACCGACCGCACTTGATAGGTTATCGGAGGCATCTTCTGCCATCGAGATGGATTTATTCATGCCGATTGCCAAGCCCTCCACCACGTTTACGCCGTAGCCTTTAAACACACGGCTTGGCGAATGAATGCCGAGTTTTTCCGCAAACCAACCCTTAATGCCTTCACCAAGGTCGGAAACGATTTGTTTCGCACCTTCCCAAGCGTTTTTAATGCCGTTCACCAAGCCGTCAATCATGTTCTTACCGAAATCGCTGAACTTGCTTGGCACATCAATCCCAAACCACGAAAGTACGGCAGAAAAGACTTGCTGGAACAATCCTAACGGTGACCAGTCAAGGATTGTGGCGGTAATGTTGCCAATGCCGGAGGTGAAGAAATTACTGATGTTTGTCCATGCTTCGGAACAGAAATTCGTGATACTGCTCCAAGCAGAAGAAAATGCACCGGAAACTGTTTGCCACAATTCAGCGAACCATGGCCCGATTTTCTCCCAGTTGTCATATATCAGATAAGCGGCAACCGCAATGCCGGTAATCAATAAGCCGATTGGATTGGTAAGCAGAGCTCGGCTCATCATCAAAATCGCCTTACCGAACATCATTGCACCTTTAATCACATAGCCGATTAAATAGCCCAAACCGAGCGATAACTTACTAATTGCTGAAAACAGAAAATTACCTAAAAAGCCCCCTAAGAATTTACCTACTTTTATAAATGGCAACAGTCCGGCAGAGACAAAAGAAAATGCTGAATGCAACGTCAGCAATCCGCCGACCACCGCACCAATTCCGCCTCCAATGGTCAAAACCCACTCCATGAGTTGAGGATTGGTTTCCACCCATTCAGTAATGCTGTAAATAACCGGAGTAATATTTTCAACAAAAGACGTGATCACCGGCAAAAATGCATTGCCAATTTTAGTGGCGATTTCGGCCAAACTACTTTTCAGCTTGGTGAGCTTGTTTTCCGTTGTGTTACTGCGGTTTTCAAACTCCCGTTGCATGGATCCGATATATTTCAAATTACCGTTTTCATCGGTTTCTTGTAGTAACCCTAACTGACGGTTGTACTCCCCGGTGTTTTGCGCAAGTAATAACACATCATCGGCATATTGTTTGCCGAAAACCTTGGCAAGCAGCGGATATTGTTTATCTTTCGGCATCTTCTTGACTTTTTCAATAAAAGTCGTAATTGCGCCTTGTGCGTCTTTGTTCATTGCCGCGGCGAAACTTTTTGTCGTAAAGCCGAGCTGTTTTAATTCTTTCTCGTGTGCGCCTGCTTTGAGTTGCAGAAATGCCGAAGACATTCCTTTCACCGCCTGCGCGGCGAGTTCCGGAGCCTTACCCATGGAAAGGAAAGTGGAACCAAGTGCAGCGGCTTGTTTTTCGGATAGTCCGAGCATTCTTGTGTCGGAACCCACACGTGTGATGACATTAACAATATCCTTCGCTTTTGAATTGGCATTGTCGGACAAGTGGTTGATGACATCACCGAATTGCGCCATTTCGGTAATCGGGTTGCCGAGTACGTTTGCCATAGTTGCCATGGCTTCACCGGCGTCACCCGCCGCCATATCGAACGCGACGCCCATGGTCGCCGCATCTTTGGCATAGCCTAATAGATTCTCCCGTGCAACACCGGACTGACCGCCTGCGGCAACAATCGCGGCGATTTCTTCGCCTGCCATAGGAATAGTGCGGGTCAGTTTCAGAATATCATTGCCCATTTCTTTGAATTGTTCGGGCGTATCGAAATCCACTACTTTGCGCACATCCGCCATAGCGCTTTCAAACTTGATTGCCGGGTCAGCAAGTCCGCGTATGGTTCCGGCTACAGCTGTTGCAGAAGATGCCAAAGCGCCAAGGCTTGCCATTCCTGTTTTAACCAACGCGCCCATTTTCTGCGTAGTTTTAAGGCTTTCATTACGCAGGATTTTGAAACTACTACAAACACCCTGGATACCTTTAATGGCACCACTGACGCCTGCAGTAATCACTAAACCAATTGCTAATTTATTCGACATCGTTTATAGTCCCGTTTGATTGATAAGGAGGTGAAAATGAAAACTGAAAAACTGGTGGAGAGTGTGCAAGCCGTGGTGTTTTTATTTTCCTTTGGCGGTTATGGATATAGCCTTTACCACTTCTTATCGTTCTATACCCAAAACAACGACCTAAACTGGGTTTCTGTCGGGTTATCCGCCTTTTTATTTATGTTGCCGTGGGCATTAATCGGTGCTTTGCTTGCCTTTGCCGGGAAAGTCGCCATCACCTCCCTAACAGGGATTTTCACCACCGCCCAAACGCTGTTCAGACATTAAAAACAAAGCCGCTTAAATAGCGGCTTTTGTGTATTTGGCTTTTATTTGTCGGTTGGCTTGTTCCAGCCAACATTCCACTTCGTCCAAGGTCATATCTTCCAATTCGCTTGGTTGGAAACCGAACCAAAAGGCTAAATCAGCCAATGCCGCATTCAGGCTTTCTAGATTGACTTTCCCGCCTGCATATCTTCGATGACTTTTGCCGCACGTTGGAAATCGGACATATCCAGCTCGTCAATATCTTCCGGCACAAGCCCCGTGACCATAGCAAGAATATTGATGCTTTGTTCCACTTCGGTTGCACCTTTCATTTTGCGCAGGTCTTTGACTTTTGGACGGCGGATGGTTAATTCGGTGAGGGTATTGCCTTGCCCGTCTTGGATAGGGTAATTCAGGGTGAGAATAGTTTCAGACATAAAAAACTCCTTTGTGAGATTGTTTAACTTTCACAAAGGAGTTTATAAAAGTGCGGTCAGTTTAGCTTTTAAACTGATTTAAAGAAATCTACTGCCCAATGTTGGTGCGGTATTTTTGCAACACATCTTGACCGTTTACACGGAAGATGTTGGCAAACAAATCAATAAACAGGATTTCTTTGCCTGCCACAGTTTGCTTAATTGAATTTACTGTAAAGGTATCATCAAATGCAGCATTTTCTTTATTTTTAATACCAGTACCTCCTACTTTAGCTGATGATACATTCATAATGGTTACCATTGGTTCTTCGGCTGATAACCCCCTTGCATCAAAAACTTGTAAGTTAGAACGACACATTAATTGAATATTTTTAAATGGGTTATACAATTTGGCTCGCACTTCAGGATAGAAACTATCCCAAATCACACCAGCTTCGATTGCATTGGCTCCCGACGGTAATTTAATTGTGCCGAATAACCCCAATCCTTTATGCTCAATCATCTCAAATTCAATATCAGGAATCTTGAATTCTTGTGCTTTACCCATTTGAGAATTGCCGTCGATATACACATTGGCATTCACAATTTGGTTAATTGAAATACTCATCGTTTCTTACTCCTATCGTTGTGAAACCAAGTTTGCCAAGTATTTACGGGTCATTACTGAGCGATTGGTCACGCGTTCGCCCGGAAGTTTCGGCGTGTAGTCATACACCAACGGAATATGCCCTTGACTAAATTCATTGACCAAATCTTCATCATAATCAAGTCCTACGCTATAACCCACAAGGGATTTTTGTGAACGCATAAAAGTGTCAATCGTTTCAATGAAACTATCCGCTAAAGCCTCATCAACCGGTAAATCCATAAACTGTAATTCTGCTTGGCGAATAGATTCATCGATAATATCGCCCGTGCGTGAAGCCACTTCAAAATTACTGATGTGGGTGACGGTTGGAAAGTTAGATGAACGATTCCCCCACAAGCGAAAGCCTGTGCCAAATGAGTTAAAAATGGTTGTGATGCCTACTGCGTTAAGCTGGTTAGTTTCGGATTGCTTATCATCAACACGCGCGGTTAATGGCACTTCCATACCAATCACACCGGCTAATTCACGATTTGAGGAGCTAAACCAGTAGCCATGTTCCACGTCCACTTTCATTCGTAAGCCTGCTGCGTGGGTGGCTAAACTTTCAAGCTCATTACTTGAACCGATTGCATAAGGATAAAAATGTCGAACATTTTCATTACTCGCTGACGCATTGATTGTTCCCATTGGCCCACGTCCTTGAATGGCTTTAGAAAGCGATGTGCCTTTTGGTAACTGAATATACGCTTTTGCATGAAGCTGATCTGCAAGCGTACCCAATGCCGCTGTACAACTTGCGGTTTTATCAAACTCAGGGCAGATTAGTATTTTCGCGTCCGCACCGTAAAGGTTGAAACCATCACGCAATAACTCAAAGCCTTTGCGTTTGCCGGTCGCTGAATCAATGCCGCCTTTAATGTCTTCTTCGGTGACTTTTGTCGGGTCGGCATAATCGTAAGTGGCTTTTAAGGTTTCATGACGGGCTTTTAACGTAATTTCACCGGTTTGCATATCCGCCACATAATCCGTTCCTAAGGTTAAAGTGCGGTCAGAAATTAAGGTTAAATTCAATAAACCTGCGTGCGCGGTTTGGGCGCGTAATGTGTTGCTATCTTGGGTTAAAACTTCGTTAGTGACGTTGGTTTTGTGTTTGGTTGGATCTAATACGTTGACTACATACACTTTACCGGAGGCATAACGAGCCAAAATGTCAAAGGCATCAGGCAGCGTAAAGCCTTTATTTAAGATCACTCCAAACTTTGAAAAGTCTTTAGTGGTTTGGCATACAGTGAGATCATTCACTGCGCCGATTGGGGCTGTGCCGACAATACCGATAATTGCGCCATCGACGGTACTTACAGCAACAGAACCACCGTTTTCACGTTTTGTTTCTGTCCCATGATGAAATGCCATAGTTATCTCCTAGGGTTGATTAGGTTTATGGTTGCCCGCACGGTGAGAAAGTGCGGCGGTAAATTTAGGTAAATCTTTGGATTCGCAAAGCTCCACTTGCCACGTTTCCGTTTGCACCATCAGCTGATATTGCCAAAGTCCGTCTGCTTCGCCCGCAAATTCCTCACTTATCAAATGACAAGCGGTGCAGTTGGTCGGCTTAAAGCCCACAACGGCAAGGCGGATTTGGTCAAGCATATCCACTGCGCCGTGGTCGTTGTGCTGACTGCGGGCGATCACCGTGAGGGCAATCATTACCACGCGGCGTTGTTGGATAATGTCCACGCTGTCAATGCTTTCAAACTTCGAGCCGGCATACTGTACCAACACCGCACCGAATTCGTCGGTGAGGTTGTAGTGTTCTAAATCATCAGGAAATAATTCAATGCTGAACTGTTCCGTTTTGTCTTCAATCCGCTTGCGGATACTGTCTAAAATCGGGAGGGTGGCACTCATATTAATATCCTGATAAATCGAGTTTCTGCGGGGCTTTTGTTTTGAATTTAAGGGCGGACGGCAGGTTGTCGTCTTGAGCCGAGCCGAGTTCGGTTAAGCCGAGGTGCAATTTGCCGTTTTGAATCCGCTCCAAATCCTTCAAGGCTTGCGCGTGGGTTTCTTTCACGTTATCAGGAAAGCCTTTGCCTTCCGGACGGCGTGAATACAACCAAAAGCGCGCCAGTTGCAAACAGATATTACGCACAAGGGTCGGCACTTGACTTAACGGCAACACATAACGCGAGCGCAAATAGCCGTCCACGATTTCCGTGGCATATGCGCAGGCTTTGGCAAGCACCGCAATATCTGCCTCAGTGGCGCGTGAGGTGTCGTTAGATAACGCAATCAGCGTACTTTCGCTCATCACTTCCGTTAAATCTTGTGCCGATATGTACATTACTGCTCGTCCTTATCTTTGTTAGCCTGACCGCGTTTTTTAGCCGCTTCCTGCGCTTTTTTCTCCGCTTCGGCTTTTGCCTTCGCTTCCTTTTCCGCTGCTTCTTGCGCTGCCTTTTCAGAGGCTTCCTGTTCCACTTTTTCTGCCGCTAAACGTTGTTTTTCGGCTTCTGCTTCGGCTTGTTGGCGCGCCGCTTCATCTTCATCTAGCGCAATGTAAAGCGAGATTTTTTCCGCTTCTTCATCGGTCAGTTCGATTTTGTCGCCTTGCTCGTAGCGTTTGCCGTTGTGCAAAATCGCCATGGCGGCGGCAACCAGATACGCTTTTTTCAGTAATTCAGACATGATTTCTTCCTTAAAATGAGGTGAAAAATGACCGCACTTAAAACGGGTTTAAATGCGGTTTGAATCGGGTTTAAATACAGCCTTTGATTAAGTAACCGGCGGCTTTACCCACGATATACGGTTTATGAATATCGGTAGTACGCACCAATTCAAGTTTGCCGCCAACTTCGGTGTAGGTATCTACATACAAGCCGTTTTTACGACGCACGGTATAACCGTATGACGGCTCATAAATGTTTTGTTTTTGCTCTTTGGATTTTGGCGCAACGTAAGCTAATACAATCGCTTTCGACCAAATATCTTTTAAGTCACCGCCTTCTTCGTACACAGCTTCACCGATGACCACTTTGTCAATTTTGACTAAGCGCGCAAAGTCTTCCGGTGTTAATACCGCAGTGGACACGTATTTGATTTTTTCCAACACTTTCGGGTGTTCGCTTAATACTTCCCAAACGTCACCGGAAATCGCACACACGTTTGGTTTGCGACCGGTGGTGCGCTTAATTGCACGGATACCGGCTTTAATTACGCCAATCGGGTCGGAGTTAGGATCAGTGAATTGAGAAGTACCACTCAAAGTCACTTTGTTGGTTTGGTCGTAGTTCGCTTCATCTAAAGCCAAACCGGCACAATATTTTTCACGACCGAGCGCAATCACATCTTGCGTCACACCGGTTGCATATTGACGTAATGGATACACACCTTCGGTTTCGTTCACTTCACGGATGTCAATCGGATATTCGATGTCGTTTTCTTCTAAAACAACGGTCAAAGATCCAATGTCTTCCGGTGTTAAACGGTTAGATGCCGCGCGGAGTTCACGTTTGGTGGTTTGTAAGCGGAACGCTAAACGACCGAATGTCGGAATTTTTCCGCCTTCTTTTTGCGTTTCGGCAACCGGGAATAACACTTCTGAAATCATGTTGGCGTTGTAATAGCCTTGCGCGAGTTCGGTTAATACTGGGTCAACAACGCGTTGTTTTGATAAATCAGTCATTGATTTGCTCCTTTATTGATTGACTGCGTTAAATGCGGCCACATAGCCCACATTGTGTTCTTTCATGTAAGCACGGACTTTTTTGTCCATGTCGATGGCGTCAGCTGACGTGCCTTCGGCATATTGCACCGTGCCGTCTTCTGCGCCTGCGGCGTTGTCTTTGGTCGCCACTTCGCCAAATTTGACGATTTGCGGTTGCGCATCCAAGAAGGCTTTGATTTTGCCGTGCAGGTTTTCACCTTCACCAAACTCAACAACGCCACCTGCGGCAGTAGTCGAGCCGTAATTCAATAAATCAATGGCTTGTTGTTTCGCCACCGGGGCAAGTTTTCCCGCTTTCACTAAACCTTCGGCAAAGTCGGCATTGTCGGCTTTGGCTTTGTTCAGTTCTGCTTCGGCTTTTTCCGCTTTCAACTGTTCGTTTTCCGCTTTCAATGCCGCAATTTCTTCAGCTGTCATTTCAGGTTCTCCTTGTGGTTCTGAAGGTTGATTTGAATCGTTATTCGGTTCATTGAAGCTTGGCACAGGAAAGCCTGCCTCCTCTTGTTTGAACCGTTTGTATTCGTTGCGAATGGATTCTTCCTGCACGCTTGCCACTAAGTAATCCGGCACGGCTTTGTCGGCTTCTTCCTGACCGTGTTGCCCAATAATCCAATCGCGCAAACGTCTCCAAAGGCTGGCTTCCGCCCAATCGGAAAAATCCACCACACCTTGTTCGTTGTCGGCGAATTCCGGATTGCGTAGGCCTTTCACGGCAGGTGGCATTGCACCTAAAAAGCCGACATGGCGTAAATACAAGTTACCCGGGCAAGGATTGTTCGGACTGTTGGCAAGATAGAAAGAGGAAGAAATTTTCTTGAAGCGACCTTTTTCGACCATCTCCGCAAATTCGGGGTCGATTTGGTCGAATTCGGCTTTAAGTACATCGCCATCCAGTTCAAGACGTTTTACCCAGCCATAAGCGGGTGCATTGTGTTTCGGGTGGCCAATTACAGCCGGGGACTCATGAAAGTTTACGTTGTAGGCGTTGACTGCTTGTTGCAAATCTTCTGTGGTAATTTCCACTTCCACACCGTTTGCGTCGGTGCGTTTGCCTGCTTTGAAAATTTCGATTAGTTGCATAAGGTATCCTCGTTTGAATACCGTTAGCATAGGGGGAAAATAGGCGTTTGGATTTTAAACTGCTTTAAAGGTTTTGAAGGGGGATTTGGGGCTAAAAGTAAATTACACTTTATCTTGAAATTTAAAACGCTTTAAATGCGGTTCAAATCGCTTAAATTCGATTTAAATTTTTTGAGACGATAAATCGTATTATTTTTAGATTTAAACGCCACAGCGCGAATTTGTGGCGTTATTTTGATTTTTAGTGGTTATCTTAAATTTTGGTTAATTTGACGTTGCAAAAGTGCGGTGGCTTTTTTCAGAAGTTTTTGTTCGTCTTGAGCATTCACTCCTAACCATGGACGCGCAGGAATTTTCACTTTCTTACCGCGGCCAGCATTACCACCAAATTGGTGCAAACGGGCATACTTTGCGTCACTGCCGAACTCCACCCCTTTGTCATCGTAATTATACGCCGTACGATCTGCAAGGTAGCCATCTTGCCGTAAAATCTTTGTACTTTTACCACGCTTTGCTTTCAACGCTTTAGTACGCGGTGAAAGCGCTTGCCAGCGTTTGCCTGTCGGTTCAACTTCCGCTTCAAAGCGTGCCGCATGAATTTTCTTCAAGGTTTCGCCCAACAAGCCATAAAGTTTGCGCGGGTGTTGTAGTTGGCTCGCAATTCCGGTGAGCTTCTGAATTGCCTGATTGTCGTTAAGGGTGATCTTTAACATAGGTTTCCTCTTGCTTTAAATTCCGCGCGGGCGTATAGTGATCTTGCGGTGGGGGTTTCCTACTGGAAAGGTTGCTTGGCATAAGCCCGCATTATCCTGTTCGAATCAGGCAAACCACCGCAATAATCACAATTCTCCATATAACACTTCAAAACGTCCTAACGCGCTTAAATCTTCTAAACGACTTGCTGTTCTGACAATGTTCAATTTATGTGGTAATTTCTTACCGCTCAACACGTCTTTTAGCTTGATTTCATAGTCCATTTTAACCGCCACTTTACCTTGTTCGGTTTCATAGACGAATAACAGGGTCGGTTGTTTTTGTTGGTCGTCCAATAAAATCGCCTTCGGATGGCGTAGCTTTTCGGGCAACTGCTCCCAAAATTCTACAGGCAAGCTGATTCCCTTGGCTTGTTTGCTGTCGCGTAGTGCATGCAATACGTCATCATCACGCACTGCAATCACCGCACTTTGTGGGGCTTTATCTAAATTGTCTAATTTGGTGATCACGTTTTCCGGAATCACGCCCACGTATTTCATGTTGCCACGTGCGATTTTTTGCTGACTGACTGTATCGACCATGTCTTTCATCGCGCCGTTTAACAACACCATGGCTTTCGGATTTTTCAGCACATCATCAATCAGCAGACTGGCTAAGTGCGGTTCTGCTGTCGTCATTTTTTGCAGTAACAGCTTGTCCACGTCCACATCTCGGGATTGGGTGAGGCGTTCAAAGTTGTAGGGCGCAAAACCCACATCATAGCCTTTCGGTACACGTACAGTGCGCGGATTGCCGGAACGCACGCCCACCAGTTTTTCTTCCCATTCGATTTCAGGCGATTGGCTCACGGTTTTACCCATTTCGGCTAAGTCGTCTTCATCGTGTGCGGAGACCGTGCAATGGCAACCGTAGGCTTTGATGGGGTAGTAGTAACGCCAAAACGGATCAGTAGCAGGCAAAATCGTGCCATCTAACGCAATATGTTCTTCGCGCGGATGTTCATTATCATGGTGATGATATTCCCAATAAGGCAATACATCCGCCAAGTCTAAATGTTGTTTTAAACGCCCACGGTTATATGCACCATAAACGTTGGTGTCGTAAATAATCCGTGTGCGCCAGTTGCGACCTCCGTTATATTGCCAGCCGGTATTTGCCACAATCTCGTCAAAGCGCTTACGGAAACCTTCAAGGGTTTCGCCGTTTTGAATCGCTTCATCCACCGCTTCGCGAAACGCTGTAAGCACTTCGTTACGATTCGCCCCGGCGACCATGAAGAAATAATCATGTTCTTCGCCCAGCACGTCTAAATAACTGTTGGTCGGTAAATTGAGTTTCTTCTCAAAATATTTGACCTGCTCTTCAAAAGTGAACTTGCTCATTATTTGCGCTCATCTTCTACGGATTGACGACCTGCAAAATGCGCGGTAGTTGATGCCCACGCCATCACCTTGCCATATTCGGCGAAACTCAATTCAGGAATTAAACTGTCGAGCTGATGACGGAAGTCTTCCAGGCTTTCCGCCTGTGAAAGTTGGTCTTTGATGGTTTGTAGCCATTCCTCCACGAACGGTTCTCCTTCGACTTCCAACTGCTCACCAATGCTGTCCACGATAGATTTCGGTATTGGTTCGGCAAAATCCACCTTAGCCGTCCCCCTCTTTTGTAAAGAGGGATTAGGGGAGATTTCTTGCACCACAATGTCGCCCTCTTCAAAGCCGTAGGTGCGCATTAAGTATTTTTCGGTAAACTGCACGCCCAAGCCCACCAGTAAGCCGTCACGTTCCGCTTGGAGTTTGTCAATGCTTTCCTGTTCGTACAAATCAAAGGTCGGCAAGGTTTCCACACTGAAATTCAGCTCGCAAATCCACGCCAATAATTGATTGAATACGCCTTCCACTAGGCTTGCGTCATCATCGCGAATGTCGAGCGTCACTTCCAAGCCTGCCGTTGCGCTGGCGCGGTTGGCTTCCGCTTCGGTTGTTTGGTTTTGTCCTAAAAGCGCAATAGCAATTTCAGACTTACAGTAACGCAGGAAATCATCAAACACTTGTGATGACCCGCTTTTGCTTGCGCTTTCTAACATAGAAATGGAGCTATCTTCGGGGATTGCTGCTACCGCCGTACCAAGCATTTCTTCCATACTGGTCAATAGCTCATTAATTTCATGCACCTGAGCTTGGCGAGGGTGTTTACCGACTAACCAAGGCGAGCCGTATTTTTCCATAAATTCGAGCCAAAACTTGAACCCACCTTTTTTAAATGTAGCCGCCCAAAAACACATTGCAAGGTCGGCACGTCCGTAAGGATTCATATAGTCCGCTTGTTGTGTCGCAAGTAAGAATTTCTTTTCCGGAACAAGATCGCCGTTGCGGTTATCTTTGGTGCGGAGCATTAAACGGTTTTCTTCATCGAACACAAACCATTCCTGCGGTTTACCCACCACAGCAACAGGCAATAATAATCCGTCTTGGTTTTCCCACATGACTTCCAAGGCTTGGTAGCCAAACAGGGTAGCATCTAAAATTTGGTTGATAATTTGCGAAATCGGCAAACGGTCAAAAAGTGCGGTCAAAATCTCGTCTGTTTTTTCATTACCGGTTGGGGTAATGCGCCATTCAAGCCCCTTGATTGCCGCTTTTCTGCGGCGCACACAGCCACCCACGTGGCTATCGGATAGGATTTCGCGGTAAGCCGAAATGTCCTTACCCATTTTTTTCAAAACAGGATCAGGATTTGGCAGATAGTGCATAAACGACCAGAAGTCGATAGCTTTAGCGCGGGTGGCGATGACGGTGACTAAATCTTGTTTTTGGGTTGTCATTAGTTATATCCTTTCGTTAATGCCCGGCTGGCTCTTGGTTTGCGGCTGTGGGCTTTGACAGGTAATTGAATCAACTGACGGCTTGCATAATGTGCTAACAGCAGTGCAATTGCCGTATCGCCATGGCGTTTGGTCTTCCCGTCGGTACTTTTCACCCGTTTATCCGGTATGCGAGGCACGCCTTTTACGACTTGGAATGAACGTAAGTCAGCGAGAATATCGGCGTCTTTCGGAATAGCTTCCAGTTCACCATCCTCTAAGGCAGCTTTAAATGGTGCAGTGTGTTCGCGATACCATTTTTCCGATAACTGAACACAATCAACCAATGAACCGAAAGCGTCACGAGCTGATTCCGCCAAATAGCCACCATTACCGCGTGCGTCAAATGCCGCACCGGAAAAGCGGGGAAGTCGTTTTAAAATAAACAGCACGATTTGTTCCTGTTGTTTATAAGGCATATTGCCCAGTTCAACGATGAACTGCACTTGCTTGGTTAGGTTCTGTTGTTGGGCTAAAATGACAAAAGAAGTCATGTCGCCGCTACGGGCAAAGTCTTCGCCAAAGAAGTGCAATAAATTCGGCGATAAGCCTTGCAAAATCGGAGCTAACGTTTTTTCGCTCCAATCTTCCATTTCTTTATAGCGAGTCGGTTCTGGCACTAGACTGAAACCGTCTTTGGCTTCAAAACGCACGACAGGCGTTTTCTCGCTCATTTGACGCTCAATCAAGGCACGAGAAAGCCACAAGCCTGAACCGTTTTTCGGCACGCAGAAATATTCTTCCAGCGCGTCTTCTTCGCTTGCCGTATCTTTTAATAGGTTATCAATCCATTCCCGTTCTTTTTCATCTGACCATTCTTGTTTGGTGACCTGACAAATACGTTGATATAAACCATCGTGGCAAGCATCTTCGATTGTGATGGTGTGAACGGAATAGCGTTTTCGACCCGCTCGGCTGTCAAGAATCAGCTCATTAAATAAATTATCTGCGCCGTTATGGGTTGAAATGACACGAACTTTCGCGCCCCACATTGTGAGTGCCAAGGCGGCTTTCAGCACCTCGGCAAGATATTCATGGAATGCGGCTTCATCAATCACTACAACGCCTTGCATACCGCGCAAGTTCTTAGGATTGGATGAAAGTGCTTTAACTTTGAAGCCTGACGCGAAATAAATGACATAAGTCAAAATGTCTTTGTCTTCATCTTCAAAGACTTCTTCTTGAATTTCTCCGGCGGCGTAGTTAAAAGCCTTCGCCCACATAGCAACAGCGTCAATATATTCACGCGCCATTTCCTTGTTTGAACCGATGTAGAACACATCTGAGCCGCCGTCTGATTTTCGGGTGCTGGCAATCAAGGCATTATCTGCCGCTTCCGCCCATGTCAAACCGCAACGACGGGTTTTCTCGGCTATCTTGAGTTGGCTATCATCTGCAATCCAGCGTTTTTGATAGCCCAACAACAGTTCCATCGGATTAAACGCATGAATGCAGTCAAGGAATGACTGGCATTCAGGGGCTAATTCGTTTAATGGTCTGTTATTTAATAATGCCATTATGCAATACCTAAAATCTGTTCTTTAATTGTGCGCACCGTATCGGCTGACAATCCTGCCTGCACCACGACTTTTTCAGCGGTTTCCGCCGCTAATTGCGCCATTTCTTTGCGAATTGCCTGTTCACGTTTATGGGATAGACTTTCCGCCTGCTCCAACCGCTGAATCGCGGAGGATAACAACGCCAAATCCTTCGGTTCCGCCTTGCCGTTTTCGCTCATACCGATAGAGGTTTCAAAGGCGAGGTTTTTCACGATTTCCATCAGAAGTTTGCCGATGTCGCTTTGTGGGGCTTCGCCGAATTGTTTCGTCCAGATTTCGGCGACTTCGCGCGCATTGCGGATTTTGCTCGCCATTTGTTCCATGCGGCTTGCATAACGATTAAGACCTGTGCGGCTTAATTGATAACTGTCATCTAACCCGCAATCGCGGATCAGGTCGTTGATTTCTTCAAGGATTTGCGCTTGGGAAAGGTGCTTATCGCGCAACATCATCGCCAGTTGGGTTTTGATATTCGGTGGCAATAAGTCCACTTTACTGGCGCGCCCGCGTGTGCTTTTATCGGTCATTTAAACCTCCTTTAAATTGGGTTTAAATCTTCGGACTTGGCTTTTTCACGCCATCCACGAAAGCGCGACCTTGCGCCACATCTAAACCACGTTGCGTGATAGTGGCCACATAAAATTCTTTTCCGTTGCTATTGAGTCTAGCGATGGTGATTAAGCCTTGCTCCTCAAGCCATAATAGGTGATTACGCACCAAGTCACGGCTAATATCGTGACCGTACATATCCAAACAATCGTTTAAAATGCTTTCATTGGCATCGTAACCGCACTCTTCAAGAGAGCGCAGAATAACCAATCGTTGATCTTTCGTGAAAATATCTTGGCGCATCATTCCTTATTTACCTCTTTTTCAATTAATAACTTCACTTGATGGTTAAGGCTACCAATGTTGGTATTTAACACGTCGGTTTTACCTTTCATTTCCGTCATTAATAAACGCAAATTGGCTACTTCTTTTGAGGTTGGCAAATGTCGTAACTCACCTTTTACTTCCGATAGGCTTTTTTCATTAGTTTCAATTGCCTTACGTAAATCGGCTACATCGGATTTGCGGGCATATTTACTGTCCATCGTCAGCCAAAAATACGTCCACACAGCACCACCAACCGTCACAACAATTGCCCAGTGCCGCTGAATAAAATCAAGTGCTTCAAGCATTATTTAGGTTCCTTTTTTTGGCAGATTTTTTCATAAGTCAAATTATGATTAAGCACCTGCCGCTTAGTTTCTTCGGTGTCTTTACGGCTTGGATAAATCAGGCCGAACGCTGAACAACCGCTAGTCTTCACGGAAATAACCTTTTGACTGCAACTGGTCATCAACAGACTTGCCAGACAAAGTGCGGTTAGTTTCAGCAATGTTTTTGGCTGTATTAGCATTTTCTAACTCCTGTGCGACAGCTGCCGCTTCACGTTTCACGAATTCGATTTCTTCTTGCTGTTTGCGAATTTTGGCGGCTTGCAGGCGATTGTGAATAAATCCGCCTACCACGAGGGCAAGCACCGCGCCGATAACATAAAGATTAATCACTGTTTTCTCCTTGTTGTCTGCGATTTTGCATTGCCGTGGCAAAGCCTTTGGTTGCCGCGCCACCGCCACAAAAGAGGGCAAATGTCGTGAATAATTCAGGTACGTAGGAGCGATTCAACCATACGCAAAACACCAAAATCCCCGCCATGAGAAGTGCGCCAAAGAACTGGATAAATGCAGTGGTTGACAGGCGACCATCGGCGTTAGTAATCAAATCACTCATTTGTTTCATTCTTTTTCCTCACTAAAATAATTTTGTTGCGCGAATATATAGCCAACAAAAGTCAGGATAGTTGCACACCAAAAATAACCGTAGAACGCCAGCGTGATGCCAAGTACCGTATTGGTTATCATTTCCCAATGAAATTTCACTGCGGTGTATTGGTATTTAGGGGCAGGAAAGCCGACGAAAAGCGGCAACACTGCCAATGCCGTCATGAAGTAGAAGAACCATTCATAGGCTTGAACAAGGTTTTTAATGGCGAATTTATTTGCACAGATAAAGCCACCGAGTATCATTGCTTCCCAAATAAAACTAAAGGCAGTTAAGCCGCGAATTTCTCTTTTCATTAGTAGCTCCAATACAAGTAAAAACCTTGTGCAGCTGTCGTTCCGCCATTGATTCTGCGGTTACGCTTTGCGTTGTTGCTAGGTTTGCAACGTGGAGCTTTGTAATTGCCCCAGCCTTTCTTGGCGATGGTGTTTTTTACGCGTTTGCTCATGACCTACCCCAAATACAAATGGTTGAAATTGACGACTTCTTCCGAATCTAACCACGTCCAAACATCGAAGCATGGGCAGTCTTTAATCCATTCATTCGGAGTGATTGAGCCATCACCGTTGACGTCTGGGCTTAAATCGCGATGTCCACAAATGCGTGCGCTGGGATATTCGCTTTCCAGTTTTTGCAATAATTTGTGCAGGGCAATCCATTGTTTTTCAGTGTATTCACCGTAGTTTTTACCGCTTGCGTCAATACCGCCTACAAGGCAAATGCCGACCGAATATTGATTATGACCTTTCACATGCGCACCGATTTCGCCAACCATGCGACCTGTTTCAACGGTGCCGTCCGTATCGATTACATAGTGATAGCCGAGGTGTTGCAAATGCGGATTGAATTGTTTGGCTAACACAGGGCTACGCTTAAAACCGCGCTGTTTATGCCATTCATCGATACGTTGCGCGGCGGTTTGTGTTGTCGTGCGTAATGATTTGCCGTTTTTTGTGGCGGAACAGTGGATCACGATTTTGGTGATGGGTAGGGATAAAGACATGAAAAAAACTCCTTCTAAGTGAACTTAAAAGGAGTTTAAAACGGATGGGGTTTTATTGATTTTAAAGTGATTTAAAGAAGTTATTTGCGCATAAATTCAAATGCTTTCATTACTTCGCCCATATTGATACTTTCCGGCAGAGGCAAACCAAAACTATCTTTATAGTTGCCTAAAATCGGCTCATATTTTAACTGTCCGTCATATAGACTCATGGCTTTACCATTCAACGCATAAAAGCGTTTAATCGGGTCTTTTACTTTGTCGTAATAGAAAACATATAGCGATGATGGTGCTGTTCCCATAGAAATATAGTTACAGGCGAGATAATAATGCTCACCAACTTTTCTACTTCGACAACTTGCTGTTTTACCACTACTTTCCGGAAGCAATTTATAAAGGGCGACCTGAACATCCGAAGTTTCCTCGTACGTTGGCGCATTTTGGTCTTCATCTTCGGAACAGGCGGTCAATGAACAAGCCAGCACACCAACAAAAAAGGTATATAGCAGTTTTTTCATGTTTTATCCTTAAGTTATAAATGGCTCGGTAAAATCATACCCCAATAAAATTTATTTTGCTCACAAAAAAACGCCCTTTCGGACGTTTTCTCACTTTTAGCGGTTATTTCTCCCCAAACATATCAAACTGCCGTCGGGCGATTTCTTCTTTTGTGACACGCTTTACAATTTGATAAATCCACTGCATGGATACGTTGTATTTGCGTGCCAGTTCGCGGTGGTTTGTGCCGTTGAATTCATTGAAAATCTTGCGGTCACGTTCGCTTAACAACAAAATCAGGTTACGTGGGATGTAAATTACTTCACCGCCCCACATTTGCGCAATATGCCCGGCAACTTCAATACCGATTTGTTTTGCCAGTTCTGCGTTGAATTCGGTGGTTGGCTTCACTTTAGCAAGCAACTGCGTTTCAATGTGTTTGGCTAAATCTGCCAAAATTTCAGGGGCTTTTTCATCAAAAATATCGGTTTCGGTACTCATTATTTCGCTCCTTTTTGCTGTTCTTTCCACTTTTTCCACACTTCGTATCCCGGCAAATGCTCAACGGGTTGCCCTAAACGGGCAAAGTTTTCAATGTATAAAATGGTGTTTTCGATGTCATTTTCCCGTTTGGGTTCTGCTTTCCGTTCTTCATTATCCGGTTTTGATGTCCCCATGCCGACAAATAGTGGCTTGTTAGTTTCTATCACTTGTTTTAAATAGCTGTGATTACTTAACGGGGCAAGATTTTTGCTTTCACGGCGTTTCTTTTGCACCGCACTGACTGTTTCGCTCAAAGAGTGTGCCAAAAGTTGTGAAGGCGGGAACTGATCTAATACATCGCGCATAAGTTTCACCGCCCTTGTATTGCTCAAGGTAGATTTTTCAGGACGGAACAAGGCAATATAGCTAACCAACGGGCGTGCTACACCGTATTTTAATTCTGTGATGATTCTTAATAACTCACGACCGGCATCATCTTCTAGGAGTTGGTCTAGGTTGATGTCTGAATGGCACACCGGGCAACGGCATAATTTCATACATTCCCCCTTGCTTGCCAACGTTTCAGCATTTCCAACACTAATGACGCCATTTGATCATCCAACGCACCTACGTTCAAAATTTGAATATTCTGACCGCGCTTTTGATAAATTGGGTTCACTACACCGCGTACCCACGCGTTTAATGCGCGTTCTGAGCCGTCGCGCAACATGCCTTGTTTGCCCATTTCAATCCAAATGGCACGGATTTTGTGGGCAATCAAGCTATTCACTTTGGCGTTTTCGGTGGTCGGCGAATGATGGTGTTTTGCGGTCTTTTTAAAGCCTTTACTTTCCATGGCTTCTAAAACTTTAATCAATTGCATTATAGTCATTTGTTTGGTGCTGTTTTTGCCGGTTAATTCATTCAGCAACATCCGATAACTTAATTCGTCCATGCGTAGCTGTTGCTTGGCAATGTGAATCAGCTGAATCGCCTTTTCTTTGGTTAATCTCATTCTTTTCTCCTGTAAAACACATTATTCAGCCCTTTAATCTGTGCCAAAGGGCTGTAAATGGGTTTTAAAAATCGTCCGGGTCGTCGTCTTTCTCTAGCTCTATCACATCAAGCCGTTGAATAACTTCAAATTTAGCTAAAAAACGCAGTCTGTTCTCAAAATCACCATCTCTCCATACATACATAACTTCGCGTTCCGGTTCTTCAAACAGATCCCAGGCATAAGCGTTTTCTTTCGCGATATGTAAAGCGACAACATCAAAACACCGGCTTTCATCTTCCCATGTGTTTCCATCATCGTTGTTTGTAGGATTGTTACTTTCTAATGAGTAACGGTATAGATATTTAGTCACTTCAACACCCCCAATCTTACCCACACTTGTCGCGCACTTTCTCTTGCATTACCTACGAGAATCTGTGCTTCACGATTCATCCCTTCGCGTAAAAACTTTTTTGCTTCATGCAACTGTTCAATGCCATAATCAAGACTGTCATTGATTTTCTGAATTTGTTGTTCTCTCTCTGTCATTTTTATTCTCCTGCAAACGGTCTAGTCGCCATTCTTTGGCAAAATTGTGAGCGTGCGTTGCACCAGTTAAATTCGGCAGATTTAGCAGTTAAAAGACTGGATTTCGTCCAATATCTTGCCGCTTTCTCATAGTCGCCGTTGCGTTCGGTTTCAGCCGCCTTTTCAGCGACTTCTTTGTACTTTTGTTCTTTTTCGTCCATGTGTTGTCCTCTCGGTTAGTTAAAACATATTATGAACGCCCCTCAAAACAGGGTTTAAAGAGCGTTTAAATAGGTTTTAATCTTGGTCTAATATGCCTACGATAAGGGTTAAAATTGTTCCGATGATTAAGTAAGTCGTCGGTTTGGTGAACAATTCGAGCATTAGTTGACTTCTTGCTCAAACGGCGTAATCACAAAATCTTCCACGCCTGTTTTAATCGTTACACCTGCCACCGTTGCCGCCAATTCCGGTTCGTTTAACATGGCTTCTTTGTTCACTTCTTCTTTCGTCCGGATGAAATGTTCAAAGCCTAACTTGTGCAAACTTTCCAACACGCTGTCCGCCCCTCGAATGCTGACGGAAGGCGGGCGTTGACGCCATTGCACCTCACCAGTGTTGAATGTGCCGGTTTTGGTTTTGCCGTTTTGGGTGAGTTCGTCACGGCGACTTTCACACCATGCCTGCACAGCGTCCATCATCGGTTTAGTTTTCTCTTTCACTTCATTCATGAGCGGTGCATATTCTTCGGTAATTGCCGCTAATTTGTCGTTTTGTTCGATTGCCAAACGTTCTAATTCACGGTTTAAATCGCCGATCTCTTTAATTGCCACTTCCACTTCATCGCGCGTTTGATAACGCACGACAAATGTATCTGCTTTAATTCGGGTTGCTTTTTTAGCCATTTTTTTCTTCCTTAATGTTGTCAAATAATCCCATTGCACTCGCCATTTTCACCATTGATTCGTAAGTGATCAGGCAGGCGTCTTCTTTGCCTTTTGTTTTAATCTGGATGCCTTGTCCAAGGCTTTCACTAAGGGAAAAACTGAATATTTCCCCTTCAACTTCAGTCTTTCCGTTGGCGATATGCCGCGTAATCGCTAATCCGAGAGGTTCGCATTTCACTCCCAGAACTTGTAATTGCTCACGGCAAAACATTTTTTCTTCACTCATGGTTTTCTCCTTAATGTAAATAACTGCGCCAAATCACTTTTATGCCTTCCACCATCATTTGGTATTCGGCAAAATGCACACCGTCATTGCCTTGCACATAGGCAAGAGCCTGTCCGGTTTTCTCAAGTTTTTTTGTGGTATTGTTAGGCTCAATGCGTACGCGTGGCTTAACTTTGTCAAAATCAATACTCAACACGTGCAGCCCCATTTTGTTTAGTTCACACACGCATTTTTGTGTTTGCGATAAATACCCTAGTGCGATTTTGTTGCATCCACCAAACACAGGGTGAGGTTTGGCTTGTTCGCGTAAAGTGCGGTTGATTTTTGCTGAATTTTCCATTAGTTCGCTCCTTTCATTTGTGCCTGGGCGGTTAAAATGAGGTCTAGTGTGATGACAGTGCCTTGTCCTTTGGCTGTCATGCCGGCTAGGCGTAGATATTGCGTTAAAGCTCGTAAGCCGCCCGCCTTACCGCCGATGTCATAAAGGACGGTCATCAGGTCTTTATCTGCGACATCTAACCCCCATGCCTGTGCAATGGCTTTAATGTCGCCTTTAGTACTGGCTTTCACACCGCAGTTATTGCCGATTCTTGACCATAAACGGGCGTATTCATGCGCTTGGTTCACGCCACCTTGGATTCGGGTGTAAACTTTATCGTTACCAATTAGCGCAAAGCCTACTTCGGCTTCTTCTTGGATAATTCGGATCTCTTCCAAAGCGTCGTATGGGAGGTGATCGCTTTCATCAATGATGACTAGACCTTGTGTGCCTTTCAGTTTCTTGGTAATCATGCGACTTAGGCGGTCTTTACGGCGTGGCGCATCGTTAATGCCTAACTCAAGGGCTAACTCATACAAAATACTGCTTAATGTGGCGCGTGCCGGGCTTGCGGTGATCATCCATACGTTTTGGTTGCTTTTGGCATACTCTTGGCAGGCTTTGGTTTTGCCCACGCCACTTGCACCGTAAACGGTAACCATAGTCGGCAGGATTTTTGCCATATCCAATGCGGAAAACACTTTTTTCGCGGTCGGAATTTCAATAAAGTGCGGTGCTTCTACAAACACTTTTGCTTTCTTTTCACGCGTAGCGAGCCAGTTGGCAAGGGCGGTTTCGATGTTGTCGATGTTGCCTGTATAGGTGCCTTTGAGATACGCGCTCAACGCTCCGGCGGAAATGCCGGATTGTGCGGCAATGTCGCGCTGAAAGTAGGTTCCGCTGTCTAACAATGGTTTGATTTGTTCAATTAAAGTCATGTTTTATGCTCCTTAAATGTGGCTTAAAGCCCCTTTTCCTTTTTCATCATTTCAAGGCCTTTTTGCCAGCCTTGTTCAAATTCGTTTAATTCCTCATCGTCCAGTTCTACGGCGATTTTGCGCATGGTTGTGCCTTCGCGGTGTAGCATTTCGATGATTTTCGGCTCCGGTGCGTCTTCTTCCTCGAATTGAGGCTGATAACGTGCTGCTTCTTGCGCGTTCATGCTGATTTGCGCTTTAGCTTGGGCTTTCACCGCTTTCACGAATTGCTTGCGTGCTTTGTCGTGTTCGCGTCCTGCGGATTTGTCGCCGAAGGCTTTCGCACTAGTGCATTCGGCTTCGGCTAAGAACACACCTTCTAAGCTGTACACCCAGACTTTGTTGTGTAAGTCTGCCGGGTCAAATTTCACCACCACTTTGCGGTGTTGACTGGCAATCAAATCAAAGGCTGTGTATTCATTAAAGCCACCGTTGACTTTGCCACCTACTTTTAAGTTGAATTTACCTTCTTTGTTAATGCTTACCGCTTCGCTCATTAGCATTAAGAACCGCATTTGTTCTGCGCTTGCTTTGCGTATGTGGGCTTGCTTATAATCGCGCTCAAACACTTGACTGAAACTGTAAATGCCTTGGCATATTTCGGTTTGTCTGCCTTCGCGTTCATTAAACGTGCGGATGCCGTCTTCTAACGCCATGATGAAGGTTTCATACGGCACACCGTCCTTCCCGCCGTTGTAGTTGTCAGGCTTGTTGTAAACGTTCTCGCCTGCGTAAAAGCCTGCTAGGCTTGGGTGTTTATCGACTAATTCACCTAAACCACCATGGGAAAAGGCGCGTTCAATCGGTTTTGCTTGTCCATGCCCTTTGCCAAATTGCACGGATGTCCACAATAATTCGATGCCGAGCAGAGGGATAATCCCTGTCACATCGTCTTCTTTTACTTTGAAGCGGTAGCGGTTCTTCACGCCCCCAGTCATCCATTTATTTGCTGCTGCGCGGGTGTTATCAATGGTGCATTTTTTCGGGATGCCATATTTCCAAATCAAATCCATTAAACTCAGGCGAATGGTGTCGCTGTTTTCGCTTAAATCCACACGGTAAGCCAAGATTTTACGAGTGCGAATGTCTTGCCAAATCCATGTTTTCGGACGGACAATCTCGCCGTTATGCCAGCGCACGAAGACGTTGTGTTGGTAGCCGTCGCCGTTGATCCATTCAAGGGCTTCAATTTCTGCCACTGTGCGGCGCATTGATGGGTAATACTGCATGACCGCATGATCACCTTCGCGTAATTGCACTTGCACCAATTTCGGCACTTCACGTTCAATTTTGCGTTTTACGCCGCTTGCCGATGGAATCGACCATCCGTTTTCACGGGCGGCACGTTTTAAGCGTTCGTAGCAACTGCCGAATTGTGGGCGTTCGTTGCGGAAATAGTCTGCTTTAAAGGCCTCCCACGCTTCCGGTGTGAACTCTGCTTCTTTGCCGGCTTTTTTGTTGTTATGTTTATCTAACAACAACGGCAACCAATCAGAGCGTTCAAACGACCGCACTTTGTAATACCAGCGTTTAAGGGAGCCTTTCGTCACCTCAAATTCAAGCGCAACCATGTCTAACGCCATCATCAATGCCACGTTGTGGCGCACTAAATCATCTAATTTGTGCAATGGGATAAGTTTTGCTTTAGCATCTTCCTTTTGTTTTTCGGTCGCCTTATCAAACGGTTTCCAAATCACTTCGGGAAGGTAATTCAATTCTTTAGTAGTTTCTGAAACGTCAGGAATTTCCACCGCACTTTGTTTTAATAAAAGCTCTGCTTGGGTTTCTTGTGGGAGAGAGGTGAAGGCGTATTCGTAAGTTCTTCCCTTAATGCCATCACGTTGGCGTTTTTCCCAATTTTCTCTGTCTGCTTTTTTCATAATTCCACGGTCGGAACTAGGCAAAGATTGAAGCCCTAAAAGCTCTTGAATAGAGAACCAAGTTTCCATAAAACTTCCTTACAAACTAGTAACGTTCAGGCCATATTTCTTGAGGAGGAATACCAATAAAGTCAGCAATAATTTTTTCTCCTTTCGGGTACTTACGCTCTAAAGCATTTCCTAGTGTTCTAGGGTGTAAACCTGCATCAATAGAGAGTTGTGCTAAGGTGCTACCTTTCTCTCTAATTGCTGCAATGATGTATGCTCTATGCATATTTTTTTTACTCTTTTTCATAATGTGCTATCCTTACGACTTTACTTAATACGTTAAACTTATTCTTGTGAGTAACTGAAAGGAACTATACAACTATTTTGTAAGGAACTCAATAGTTCTTTTCAAAAAAATTTAATTTTTTGGCAGTTCCTTATATGCCAATAGGTTAGATTCTCACAGCTTGAAACGAATCGAGTTCCTTACAAGGGTTTTTATGAAGAACTCCAAAGAGTGGTTCTCTATAAAAGAACTCATGGATGAAAATTTGAATTTGCCTCTACCATCATCTGATAAAGGGATTGTTAAGAAGGCAGAGAGAGAGGGGTGGAAAAAACGCCAGCGTGACGGCGTGAAAGGAAAAACGTTTGAATATCATTATTCATCATTTCCTGAAGGGGTTCAGAAAGCATTGGGGTTTTATCCTGAATATGTATCTCAAGATCATTATATTGCTGAATCAGCTGCGCCTTATGGTGGTAATACACCAAAACAAACGAATGAGCTTGTTAATGTGCCGTTTTATAACACCTTTGCATCTGCAGGCTTTGGGGCGTTTAATGATGACGTGTATGAACCTGATGATTTTGTGGGGCTTAGTTCACGATGGTTGCAACAACGTGGCCTTCAAAAGAATAAACTGGCGTTTATTTTAACTTCCGGCGATAGCATGACCCCGACAATACACCATGGTGATATGTTGCTAATCAACCGGGCTATGACTATGCCACGTGATGGGCAGATTTATGTAATTCGTTCAGGCGATCAGCTTTGGGTTAAGCGCGTGCAGGGGATTCCAGGCGGTATTCGCTTGATTAGTGACAATAAGGAAATTTACGCCCCGATTGAATTGATGCTTGAAGACAACGCAAATTTTGAAGTGATGGGGCAGGTGGTGTTTATCGGCCACGACTTAATTTAAAGATTTAAACCTAAATTTAAAGCCATTTAAACCGCGTTTAATGTTTCTCACTTTTAGCGGTTAAATCGGCAAGTTTTGGGAAATTTTTCCCATTTCATTATTTCTATTTTTCTTCCAATAAAAAAGGGGCTGGCACACCGCCAAGCCCCTTTTTATCTAAATCCATCCCACTTATTCCCGAAAAATTCCGCCAAATCCCTATTTGTTTCTTTATTTCTCATTTTAAGTGATTGGTTACAATGACAGTCGCAAAAATGGTTGGGATTTCCACCGCACTTTAGACAACGTTTACGCACCAATCGTTGCGCAATAACGAGCAGCAAACTGCTGTCGATTTCATGGCGCTGAATACCCAACTGTTGCAAGCGGGAAATGGCGGAAGGAGCATCATTGGTGTGTAAGGTAGAAAGGACTAAGTGTCCTGTTTGTGCGGCGCGTAGTGCCATGGCAGCACTTTCTTCATCACGAATTTCACCTAGCATAATGATGTCGGGATCTTGGCGTAAGAAGGTGCGAAGGAGACGGCTGAAATCCAAGCCAATAGGATTATTTACTTGAGTTTGAATAATGCCTGGCAACTGAATTTCAATGGGATCCTCTGCCGTCATGATGTGTTTTTCCGGTGTATTTAAATACTGTAATGCCGTATACAAAGAAATACTTTTGCCGCTACCGGTTGGGCCGGTTACTAAAATCAATCCTTGGGGTTGGCTTAATGCATGACGGAAAAGTTGTTGCTGCGATTCGGTCATGCCCAATTCACTGAATTCCAACTGAACGGGGCGATTTTGCTGTAAACGCAACACGGCTTTTTCGCCAAATTGGGTCGCAAGGGTCGAAAGGCGAAAATCTAAAATATCAGAAAAGGTGGTTTTAAACTGAAAGCGGCCATCTTGTGGTAAACGTGTCTCGCTAATATCCAATTTCGCCAATAATTTCAGACGGGAAATTAAGCGGTTTGCCAAAGAACGCGAGATTTGTTCTTGTACTTGCAATACGCCATCAATACGAAAACGCACTTGTAATCCCTCGGCTTGCGGTTCCAAATGAATATCGGATGCTTTTTTCTGTGTAGCGTTTTCAAAAATCTGATTGAGTTGTTGAATGATCGGCTCATCAATTTGCTGGGTATCAGGCTGTTCTTGTAGTTCAGTTGAATAAAAGAGCGTTTGATTTTCCTCGACTTTTTCAGATTTTGTTAAATCCTGTAGTGTCCTTTTGAGTACATGGCTAGGCAATAACACAGGCTCAATGTGCTTTCCACTGAGAAAGGAAAAGGTTTCACAAGCGGCAAGATTGGTTAATGAATCTAACCCCAGCCACAGCGTTTGGGCGTCTTCTTTTAACGGTAACGCCAAATAACGTAAGAGGGCGGTTTGTTGTTGCTGATTTCTAAGCCAAAGCTCAGGCGTAATACAAAATTCTTCGCCCTGTTGATTGACGACTGAATAATGCCGTTCCAT